GTATCCGGCTTTGTATGTATTCACACATTCGGTTTTATTAATGTTGGCTTCAACTCTAATAAATTAAAGATAAGATAAATTTTTGAAACTACCAAATCTTTTTTGTTGCGTGGGGTGGAATCGAACCACCGACCTTCAGGTTATGAGCCTGACGAGCTACCGCTGCTACTACCACGCGATATTGTGGAGATGACCGGACTCGAACCGGTGTCTTACCAAGTAATCATAATACCAACGTCTCACAAGTTTATCTAATTTTTCTAAATCAGTAAAATATGAAATTTGATGTATGTGGGAAACAAACTTCTAAACAACCTGGTCTCGGAATTATTTTAAACGAGCTCCGACCTGTGACCCGTATTGTACATTCTTTTTAAATCCCACGATGTATGCGGGAGGGATTAGGCTGCTACAGCGTAATCCATACCTACGAATGCCATAAGGTCATTGTAAGTCATTGTTGACTTTTCGTCATTTATTGTTTCGATACGATATTAAGAGATAGTATCATTTCTCTACTTGTGGTACTACCATTCGCATGGCAATCAATACCAAACATCCCCATATTTTAAAGAACTATTTTATATTTTGTACAAATGAAACAAACTCTTTTAGTTTTTCTACATTTATACTTTTTCTAAACTTCGGTTTCCAAATTGGTTTCTTCGGACTTCTTTTACCATCCAAAAGATAAAACACTTTATCAATGTTTCCTTCATCCATATAATAATTATATGCTTCACTACCAACTGCATCTTCCAATGCCAAAATAAATGTTTTAGGTTTTTCGTCTACTCCGTTTTTAATCCTTCCAAAGTCGGAACTTGCCCTTTCCATAAAACATCTATCCAAATACGCCTTACATTCACATAATCCAACCAATTTTTCAGTATATAAATGTCTATCTACCTGAAATTTTAGTACATATCCATTTTTTGATGTGGAATTTACAAAGTCATTTTTCTTCGATTTTCCACCCTTTTCGGTTTTCCATATTAAGTCAAGTAACAATTCTACCGAATCTTTCATTGTAGAACGTACCATCCCCATTTTACCTTTTTTACCCCATTGGGTAGCTTCATTGAGTTTTTGTTCGTAAAAATCAATGTACCTTTGAATATTTTTGTTTGGCATATCCAAATATACGAAAACTTTTCCAAACTACCAAATAAATCTGAAAATATTTTTTAACTCATTGATAATCAATGGGTTATATATTAAGATATTTTATCATTAAATATTGATAATAGTGTATTTATTAGCTTTTTATTGGACTCTCCTGATAAATGTTCATCTTCCGGACCACCAATAATATCTATAAGACGCATTTTATGTTTTATTGCATAATCTTCAAAATACCAAAATTCATCAAATTTATGAAATCCTAATTTTTCAAATCTATCTTCAAAAATTGGTTTTTTTTCTTCAAACTCTTTTTTTGAATTTTTTGTTTCTACGTTGTTTATTCCAGCCCACAAATACCAATTATATTTTATACCAAAATCATCCATTAATTTTTTAATAATTTGGCATTCCATTAATAATTCTTCTAGTCTGTTTTGTTCATTAAAAAAATATGTTAGCCAATCTGTATAAAATTGGTTATAGATTACATTACATTCGCCATTTTCCGTACCAAATGGTTGATTCATAATATTTGTAGAATGAAATGGAATATACTTTCCTTCTAAATCAGAAAAAAAATTTGCTCTATTGAAATAGGTAAATTGTATGTTAAAATATACGTTTCTAACACTTTGCGTAAAACCATTTGTTAGTTTGTATATTTGAGATTTTAAATCTCTAATTATTTTATCGTTTGAATTTCCCCCAAAACAAAAAGCATGTACAAAATGCTCTGGTATTTCACGCCTAAAATCTGTTTGAAAATTTGCAGTGTGTGAACATCCAAATAAGTAAAAATCGTAACTTTTTGATAATCTCATTAAATTATTCTTCTACCTCAACCCAATTATCTGGTTGAATAAGATATTTAACAGCGTGTCCTTCTTCGGTTACTTCAGCCAAATCAACTTGATTAGCATCAATCCAAGATTGAGCATCTTCAAGTGTTAAACCTACTAACCCATCAAGTGGTTTGCTACCATCTACTGTTACATCTACAATGCAATACTGTCCTTGTGCCATTTTTTATTTTTTATTTCTTAAAAAATTATTCTTCTACAACCTCTTGAACCTCTAATACGGTATATCTTTTAGTGATTTCTACACCATCTTCCAATATGATTGCTACTTCTAAATCTTCTTGATTTGCAGCTATAAAAGCATCGGCAGCTTCTTTGGTTATCATACTAGCTGAATCTTCAAATTTAACTACTGAATCTTCTGCTGGTGCCTTTGCATCTACAATAAAATAATATTTTTCCATTTTGTTTTACAATAAATATAAGATAATCGTATAAAACGTAGATTTACCTTCCCACCCATACGAATTATAATCAACCACTTCTACCCCAAATTTTGAATTAGATAACATACGAATATCATCTTCCGTAACCCCATCACAATTTTCAATCAATACAATCTTACCACCTGGATTTAAATAATCTCCAACTTGTTCAAAGAATTTTTTGTGAAATGCCATATCTAAATCCAATGATATTAATTGTTCCTCATCACTTCTATATCCTCCAGGTCTTTCCGTTTTAAAATGTGGTGGATTGGATACAATCGTATCAAATTTATGAACCTTATCAATTGAGTCAAAACAATCGGAATGTATATATTGTACATTAGCGAATTTATTATATTGGTTGGTTTTTTGTATAAAAGATGCAACATCTAAATTAATATCTGATAAAATTAATTTGCTTGCTTTATTTCGTTTTAATAATGTGTAACCTATAAATCCAGGGCCTGAACATATTTCTAATACTTTTCCCGAATCTTTGATTCTTTCCAAAATGTCCGGTTTAGTAATCGCATTATAACCAAAAGTAGTTCCACCACCATCAAATTTTTTATCGTAAAAAACACAAAGATTTCCAATATTAAATTCATCCATATGCATATATTCTAATGTTTCGTACTTAAAATTATTGAAAAAATTTGGTATTTCCAAATCTACTTTTCTTTTTTCATTATAAGAAATATTTTTTAGTAAATTTACATTGTGTTGAAATACCTCATACATTTCATTCCACATTAATAATTTTTCTTCTTGTGTTTTTTTATTTAATTCTAAAATTAAAGTTTTTATTTTTAGTATTCTTTCTCCATAATCTTCAATATCATCATATGACTCATCCCACCATTTATCAAATGTTTGGAATCCTAATTCTTTCAACCGCTTTAATAACCCCATATTACCATATGCTATAAATGGTCTTGGAAATGAAAGAGCTCTACCCATTTTTGACATAAAATCCATACGAATTTTTGTTCCTGTATAAAAGTTATCCGATACAGTCTCTGTAATCAAATGTAGAAAGCATTTCTCTAATTTATCAGCTGCGAGATTCCATATTCCGAACAAATCCAATCTTACATCTAAAAAACCATCTCCAAAATTAGAAGATTCATTAAAAGACCAATAGGACTTTTCCCAAAAGTTCATCTCTGTCCATAAATTTTTTACTAATATTCTGTGTTTGGCGGACATATTACCATTACAAGTAAAAATATCTCTTTCAAATCCATTAGGTTGATTAATTTTTCTATTAATATAATTTTGTAAACAATTTGTTGTATCAAAGTGAAACCTATATGTGAGATGTTTCCAACCAAATTGTTCTCTTATCCAATTATCAAATTCATCACCATAAGAATCGGTTATTAAGTAAACATCAAATCCTTTTAAAGTTTCAGATACCCACTTATAAGATTGTATATATTTGTTTGCGATGGATGGCATCCCTGCATTTGATAGGGGTTCGGATGATTGATTGATAACGATTTTATACTCTTTGTAGTGTTTTTGTTTCGATAACCAACTTATAAATTCAGCACCCCACCTATCGAATGTATTGACGCTTTGGCCTTGCATAAAAACGCCATAACTTATTACTATAACCTTGTCTGCATGATTTACTTTAGCAGCCAGTTTATCAATCCCTTTCATTGTAATCCCATTTTGTTTCGGATGGTCTCCATTTTTCGTGGTCTTCGCATCTCCAAATTTCAGTTGAATATCTAAAATAAGGAGCGGCCTTTAAATCCGTTCCGCGTGATGGTTGAAACCAACGTAAACGATTATTTGGTTGTGCGCAGAATTGACCATTATCTAATTTACAAATATTAAATGATTTGTGTTCGTTTGGAGTTTCAGACCAACCCGTATCCACTTCATTCGGCTCAGAATGTGTTGTATCAATAGTAAAGAGATATTCACCCTCTACTTCCGAACGGTCTTTCATTGTACAAATCGTTTTACAACCCCTTAAAACCCTTTTCTCTATTACGGAAATATTATATGATAGATTATCCCAAAGTTGTAAGAAATCCAAAGGAAACACCTTATCTTTTGCTTCCAGAGTCCTCCAACGAAATGCATGTATTGGTAACTTATCGTACACTGCTCCAAATCGGTCTATATAGGTTTCAAATAGTAGAGCACGATTTGGGATAGATTTCACAGTTACCCAATGGCCCCTTTCCCATTCACCTTCACCCATTACTTTGCCCGTATCATCCGTTTGCCAATCGTATAGGAAGCGCTTATCAATGAGCACTTCTATCGGTGGTATGTTTGCAATTAGGTAACTCATACTATCAAAAAATTTTTGTCAAAACGACACTTCCCCCAGCCCCCTATTTTTTGTGTTCTGATGGTTCACAAATTTTTTCTAATTGTTCCCACTTATATTGTGGCTTCTGATTTAAAAATACAAAACATTTCCATTTACCTGATTTTTCAAAGTAAATGTGTTTTTCTAAATAAGATGGGATTGCTGCGTTTGTAGGTATTCTTTTTACTGGTTTATCGAAATGAATTGTTATTAATACTGTCAGATTTTCTACATCATCCCATTTTCTTTCTTGCTCCTCTAACAATCTCCACTCACCTCTATTAAGATATTGGTCTTGTAGAATACAATTTAGATATGAGAATGTTTGCTTTAGATTTACCATATTATCAGAAAATGTTGCAGCTGGTGCACCATGTCCTTTATCGTATATGTTAGCCTTATAATCATCCGCATCTGATGTCTTAATACCCTTCTCGGTATAGAAATCCATTGTACCTCTATTAACGTTTGTAGGTCGATTTATTGAACGATACTTAATCCAAAGTGGTTGCTCCAATGATTGTGAATAAAGAGTTTCAAATACATTGTTTTTTACTCTAACTGTGTCTTGTCCGTAAGATGCAATTCCTATTAAAAGTATTGCAATTAAATTAAATAGTTTTTTCATTAAAATCGTGATTTTCATAATAAGTATTAAATATTTTTACCATTTCATCCATTTTTTCGTATGGTAGGTGCTTTGCTGTATTTCTTAATAAAAAGTAATCGCATCCGGATTCCGATTGATGAAATTGTGGTATTCTATTAAAGGTGGTTTCTATGTATTTTATAATATTTCTGTTTAAATCGTTTTGAAACCCATCTATATTTTTAAAAGTACCATTTGTTGGATGCCCCATATTAGCCAATTCATCAATTACCTCCGAAGTTGCTATGTAGTACATATCCTCAAATAAAAATATTGACCTTTTATTTTCATTTTTTTGTAACAGATTGATGTGCTCTCTTAAAAATACATCCATTCTAAAACAAAGGTCCCCTCTAACTTTTAAAACGTAATCGTATTTAAATCGATTTTCTTTTTCGTAATCTTTTTTTAGTTCATTGACTTTCCAAAAAGAATACATCCAATGCGTACCTGAAAATTCTTTGGTATCTTCTACTTCTTTTCTAAATTTTAAAAACGGTGTAATTTCGTGCTTTACAGGTTTGTATATTTCTAAAAATTGATTTAGGTATTCCTCTTTCAATTTTATAGCATCCCAATCGAATGTTGGTGAGTGTGACCCGTGATAATCATTTCTTTTATATGTGGTAATATCCCAAGTATGTACAAAAAAATCACAATTAGGTAAATACTCTCCTAAAAAATTAAATATACTTTTGGAAGTTTCAACACCGGTTCTTAATTGTCCACCAAATATAACCGCAATTTTTAAATCACTCATCAACCTTTTTATTTAATTGTTTCAATAAGTAAATATACAATCCAAAAAAAGATGCCGCAATACAATACATAACGAAGTTCGCTCTCCATAAACTTCCTGTCAGTAATATCAGGGAATATTGAGCGGCATCGAACCCAAAAGGATTGAAGAAAAGAGCTAGGAACAAGCTCAAGTCTTTGTATAGCATCATCCTTTTGCTTTTTTGCGATATTGTTTCTCTTATTTTGTTTATCACCGTCGTCCATGTGTGTTAGTTTCATTAACAATCGGCATAACCTTTAAGATAAATATAAATTATAAAATTAATCTACTACCAATTAATACATTGTGTAAGAATGGTGAACCAGGTGCTGTGTTTAAGTTTGCTTTGTAGTTTATGCTGAATCCAAATCTTTTACTTATTTTGTAATCTATTGATGTTCCTAATAGAAATCCTGCGTGTCTATTTACCATTGTCATTTTTGTATCCGCATTGTAAGATATGGGGGATACCATCATAAATACTTGTGGTGATAGTGTAAGTTTTTTACTATATGGATATGGTTTAGTCCAAAATCCTACAGCTGATGTTACTAAATTATAATCAAATCCTGTATTTGTTGCATTTCTTAATATCAAATTGATTGCTCCCAAATTATATCCATATGTTCCCCATTTTGGATGCGGTCTAACGTAGGTATAGGATAGTAAATTCATAAAGTTACCATCCAAATATGCAAACGTAGTTCCATATGAGTGTATTGCTTTTAATGAACCTTCTTCAAATTCCATTTTGGTATATCCACCACTCAATGCAAATTGCTTTAGGTTACTCCATATCATTGCGTTTGCCGAAAATGTTTCATCACCCGCCATACTTGCTCTACTCCAACCCAATCCGATAATCATATTTAATCTCCTATCAGGGTTTTGTGCTGCTGTTAAATCTGAAGCAAACATCATTGGATTTAGGTTTCCACTTTTTTTCTTTTCTTCTTTCTTCTCTTCCTTTTTTTCCTCTTTCTTTTCTTCTTTTTTCTCATCGGATTTTTTTTCTTCTGATTTAGACTCTTCCTTTTTTTCTTCACTCTTGCTTTCCGATTTAGATTCTTCTTTAGATTCAGATTTACTTTCTGATTTAGTTTCAGATTTAGATTCCGTTTTAGTTTCAGTCTTTGTTTCTGTTTTACTTTCCGAAGATGAAGAACTACCCCCACTTTGTGATGAAGATGATGAAGAACTACCCCCACTTTGTGACGTACCACTACTTGCAGGTGGTGCCGATGATGTTGGTGGTGGGGTTGATGCTCCTGCACTACTACTTGCAGCTGTACTTGCAGATGAAGATGCTGCCGATGATGCTGAACTACTTGCTGCAGATGAAGCAGCTGAACTTGCAGCCTGTGATGCGGCTGAACTTGCTGCTTGTGATACTGTGTTTTGAACTGTCTGTTGAACTACTTGGTTAGTAGGACATGCTAATGTAGAATATTGTGCATAGACGGTATTTAACCATGCTTGCACCGTTCCATTTGCTACTTCTGTTGGTGTGAATGTTCTGACTTGATTATAAAAAGATATTACCGCATTTCCGTTTATATAAGTTGTGGTAACTATCTTTACTTCCCCCGTACATTTATCTACATACGATTGAGTATAGGTTTGTCCGTTAGCTTGAAAAGCAAACAATAATCCTATAGCAAGACCGATTAACCATTTTTTCATTACCTTTTACGTGGTTCAAATTTTCTAATAGGTGTCGATGGTTGTGGTCTTTTTGGTTGTATTACAATAGGTCTTTGTCTTTGTATAATAATTGGATTATAAAATGGAGTATTCCAACCATAATTAAAAAATAATGGGGATGGAACGTATAAGTCATCATATATTACCCTCTGTCTCTTTATTGTAGAATCTTTTGGGTCAACATAGACATATCTAACCGGTGCACAAGCCGATAAAAATAATAAAATTATAAAAATTAATTTTTTCATATTTGACACATTTTTAAAAATTCATCTTTATCAAATATAACATCTTCATTTCTGAATTTTGCCATCATTGCTACTGCTATATCTTTTCTATTATCTTTGTCTTTTACCATTTTAATTATTTCCGCAACACCTACTACCATATCTCTATCATTTGAGTGGTCTGGACTTGCTTCTTTAATTAAACTACTTAACTTTATCATTATTTTGTAAATATTCCTTTCTTAATCATTCTATCCAAAATTCTAGCACATGCAATATCCAATGCTTTCTTTGTTGCAATTGAAATAGTTGATTGATTGAATTTAACTTCATCAACAGTTGCATCTGATAAGAATGTTAATTCCCTTGTAGTTTTTGCTTCACCCAAACCACTTGCTCCGAATACTACTCCAGTTTCTGCATCCGTAAATCTAACCTGTAAACCGATACGGGTTACCATCATATTCTTAACACCATCTTTAAGGTTTATGGTTTCATCTTCCGATACTGAATAATCGTAACACTCAATTGTTACAAAATATTTAGCCAAATTGATTTTACCTCTACCTTCGATTTTGTTTTCAGAAATACCAGCATTTGATGCTTTAAATTGTTGCACCATTCTATTCTTAATTTCTGTTTTATCTTCGGTAAATTTAAAACGATTGAGGTTTTCCAAATATTCCATTGAGATATTAGCTACACCCAAACCTACTCTCTTTTCTTTTGTTTCAAATGATGCTTTATATTGTTCAGTTTTTGTGCTTCCCACAGTTTGGGCAACCACAGCATTGCTTAACAAAAAGCCAACGAATAATACGAATAATTTTTTCATACATAAATCTTTTACTATAAATATAAAAAAAGGGAGTTTAGATACTCCCCTTCGTTTATCCTAATTCTTCTTCATCCGGTTTATTTCCCTTCTTTGCGTTGATAAATTTATCAACTGAAGCGATACCAAATGCACCTAATGTGATTACCATAAATCCATCAAATACAAATTCGTGGATTGGCATTTCTCTACCCATTACACCTGTTACGATGTCTACTGAAAGGGTAACAACCATCATTAAAAATGCTCCGAAACCAACTACTGATTTTTCGTTGATTGTGTTGTTGTCATTAAATAAATCTTTCCAAAATCCCATAGCTTTTAGTTTTAATTGTTATTAACTATGTAACCTTTAGCCTACCATTTCAGCGGCTTCATCTTTTATCTTACCACACTTCAAACATTCCAAATCACCATCGTTATCGGAATCGCCCCAAATGTGTTCACATTGTCTATGTGCAAAATATACATCTATCTTACCATCACCATCAAAGTCAATACCATCCATTTGTCCATCACCATCTTCATCTACCTCAACACCAGTTCTTGGTTGTGATTTAGGTTTTGTATCAACTACGTCAGCTTGAACCTTATTTTCAGTATATGAAACATCAGTTGGTTTGTTAGCTTCGATTAAGTTGATTTCATGTGCGTGATTTGCAGCTTGTACAAACGCGTCTGGAATAAGTGGTGTTACAGGTTTGTTACTTTCTTTCATATCGTTTGTATGTGAAAGAGATACACCATCTTCCTCATCCATTTTCTGAACTAACATCTTATCCTTATCGGTATCACTAAACCAATAGTCGATGATTTTACCATAAGAACCAATAAATGCACCTAATAAAAGGAGTAATAATTCTTTCCATTCACCTGCTATTGGAGTTTGTAAACCAATTGCTGCGAACATACCTGCCATAATAAACATAAATCCACCCAATACCAATGCGGTAATGAACCATCTACGTTTCATCATGTTGGCCAATAATTCTCTAAAGCCTGATTGTTGTTCTGCCATTTTATTTATAATTTTTCAAAACTTCGTTATTCAATTTTATACGCTTAGCCGTTTTCCTGCCAGCTTTTATACTGCGTGAGTTGTAATGTTTCTTTTTAGAGCGTGCCATACCTTACCATTCAGCAGGTTTCTCTTTAAACTCATCACCATCTTTCTTCTTAACAGGTGCTGCTGCAGGTGCTGCTTGCTTCTCAATCACTTTCTCTTTAATTACGGTAGTTCCACCTGCCGCTTGAGATTGTTGGTTTGAGTTTGTAATGTTAATTACGGGTGCAGCTGCCGGGGCAGGTGCTGGTTCATCACCACCGCCTGTGATTTGAGTGACACCCCAAGTTCCTAATCCCATTACTGCAGTTGTAACGACACCGATAACAGTCTTTTTAAGACCCGACCAAGTACCGTCATTTGATTGTTCTAATTCTTCTGACATAATTGTTTATTTTATTGTTTATTAAAATCTGTTATTCCTAATTGAACACCATTTCTATCATATAATCCAATTCTATATGCCGATACAGGCAATGCTGCGGTATATACTTTTAGGATATTATCACCGGTGTTCAAATATACTTCTTCTTTTGATACTACTCTGTTAGCAATATCTAAAATTCTTATATTCACAGTTTGTGATGTTTCGACTTTTACATTCATTGCTACTTCGGATGTCACAAATGGTGATTGTAATTTTATACCAACAGAATTTTCAATCTTCAAACTGTTATCCACAGGTTTTGGAAGTTCTGGTATAAATGGAGTTTTTCTACATCCTACTATAACCATTATTGTCAAAAATAATATTAATTTTTTCATTTCACAGTAATTAAAGTTTTTTTAATTTGTTGGTTATTCTCATTAACTAAATATAAATATAAACTTTTTTGATTGAAACTATTTGTGTATATTTTTTTTACGTTATTTCCTGATGTTCCGATGAATTTTTCCCTACTAATTACTTTATTTGCTGTAGAATCAAATAAAACTAAAAAATATTTTCCATCAGTTTCCAATTTAAACTCTATATCTTGTCCGTTTTCTATAACAGCAGAATTTTGCTCAAATATATTTTTATTAGTTTCTGGTTGTGGGACTACATCTAGTTTTCTACATCCTACAATAAACAAAATTAATATTAAAATTATTCTTTTCATTATAATATTCTTGTGTTTACAATTATTCCATTATTATCTACAACTTCTATATTATCAATACTAATTAATCCCAAAATACCTTTTAGGTTTTGATTTGCTTTAAATACAATTCTGTAAGTTGCATTTGATATTGAACTACCATCAGTATTCAATGAACCAATATTTACAAAGTTTCCTCTATTTGTTGCAAAGTTTGATGGTGAACCATTTGTGTTTATATCTGTTTTTGTATATGAAATGATTTTGTTATCGTAGTTTATTCTTAATTGAGTTCCTGCAATAGTTTGTAATGTGGGTTTAAATTGTATAGTTGCTATTACACTATCACTTATTTGTTCGGTTTCAAAATAAAAATCTACTACGTTATTATTACTTTCCAATTTAACAACTGAATTAGAGATTGAATTACTTTGATTTGCCGAATTACCGGTTGCAGATTGTGCAGGTGAGTGTGACATGTTTACATCCCCTTTCCAAAATGTATTAAGTGTAAATGCGTTTAATAATTGAGTAGAACTTAATGTTAAACTTCCATAAGTATCTGATGTTGTATTTGGATAAGTTTGCCAATTGGTTTTAGTTACAGCATCGTAATCTGATTTTGGAAGTATCTTCATAAATGATTGAAGATTATTTGCGGAAAGTAATGATTCTTGTCCTAAAAGATGTCTTAATAATTTGAAACAATCTGCTTCATTAAACTGTCCATCTTCGTTTACATCTGCATTCATAAATTGGATACCAGAACCAAATTGAGTTCCGCTACCCGGTCCAAATATACCACCACCATCTGAAAACTCTTTGAATGCAAGATAAACATCTGATACCGTCACTATTCTATCTAACATAGAAGTTATTGTATCCGCTATTGGATTTTGAAATTGAACTCTTTGTGGTTTATAAGCAAGAGATTGTGCAAAACTAAATTCAGCACTCAATCCCCAAAAGAAACTAGCTCTTCTTATGTTAGCACCAAATGATGAACCTGCGAAATTAAATTGTGTTGGTGTGTAAATCCAATATGCTGCCCAAGTCCCATCATCCCATTGATATGTTACAGGCCCATTCCACAAATCAAATAATTGTAAATGTGTAACACTATTTGCTGAAACGCCTGTACCTGTAAATTCTCTTTTATCAATTAGTATTTGGTATCTTTGATTTGATGGTTCATAATCATATACCACGCACCATTCAACTTGTCCGCCGGATGTGGTTGCTCTGAATGTGCCATTTCCTATTCTAACCGTATCAGATTGACTACTCATATCTGCTCTACCAATATTGTTTAATGCTGTATAGTTTTGTGAAAAAGGTGTCCATACATTATTAGATTGTGATTGAGTACGAATTGAGAAACGAGATGCGGTAAGATTAGTAAAGTTAAAAGTATATTGAACTCTAAATATATCTCCGTTTGAATGAATTACACTATTAGAATAAAATTCAGTAAATGTTTGGTTATCAGGATTAGTCCAAGTTCCAAATTCAACTACATACGCACAACTAAAATTATTTGGTAAATCGTTCCATTGAGAACCACCACCCCATTTAGTTACTGCGTAATCTTCGTTACCACTATTGTTTGGTTCACCAGGTGCCCAGTTGTTATATTGGCCTTGTATATTTCCAGCGGTTTGTCCATTTGATGTTTTAATCAAAGTTCCTGCTTCGGGTCCTGCATCAATTCTCCATTGTGCCTCAACTATTTCATCGGTTAATGCAAACCAAATACTAGCTTGCGGAACATTTGCAAATATAAAAGCATCTTCATCGGATGAAGTAATTGTTACCAAATATCCTTGCTGTCCTTTGAAAGTTTGTTGTGATGAAAGTAGTTTAGCATTTGAATATGTTGCACCAGTTGATATTGGTCTATAAAAGTGTCCATTTGAAGGATTATAAAAATAATCAGTTGGATTAACAGTTGCTGATACTGATATTTGTATGTTACCGGCTGTGGCGTTTGTATTTACTTTTAGTGTTGCTAGTGCGGCATTTATATTTGCCATTGTACCCGTAAATGCTAAACGAGTTTTATTACCGGTCATTGTATAACCACTTGCAGGTGTTAATCCTGTTGTAGTTGATAAATAAAATGTTGTTCCAGTTGGAGCTTGTGGTAATCCAATAGCACAAAGAAGTGTTGCTGTTGAACTAAACCCATTTAGGGAAAATCCACTTGCATCTTGGTTAGGGGTATTAATAGCAAACGATTTGGGTTCGGGCGCCGTTACTGACTGCCCAAACCCAAAAAATGATATAAGTAAGAATAATGTAACTAATAACGTTCTCATATTATTCTATTGTTAGTTCAACTTTGTTTCCGGCACCATCAACTGCATCTGCCAATACAAAGAAGAATAAACCTGCGGTATTAGTCAATGCTACCTTTGGTGCGAATATTAATTTATAAGGTGTTCCTGTTTTAATTCTAGCCGTTTTTAATTGGTCAATAGAACCAAATGTTAATCTACCATTATCATGTGTTGAGAAGTTAGTAATTGTTGAACCTGCATCGAATATTACATTCTCTAAAGTTAGTTTTGTAGAATCGTAATTCATTACAACTTGCAAACCTGCCAAACCTTCTTTTGTTAAACTGCCTGTCAATACAACTTTACCATTTTCCAATTTGGAAACAACTGATAATTTTGCAGTCTCTGCTGTTTTGTTTTGGTATACATTACTCATATTAGAAGTCATTGCCATAGTTTGTATTGTTGCAATATCAGAAGTACCAGGGTTTGCTTTATTTGTGAAATTTCCGGCGTTGATACTTGCTACGATAGCATCAGGTGAAGATGAATGCGACCAATCCAAATCACCACCCCATGCAAATACCGCATCTACGGTTTGAGCAGGTGTTGTTACATATACTCTATGTTTTGCTACACCATCCAACCAACTCTGATTTAATAAACCCGAATGCCATTTGTAGTTTACTGCTCCATTAACAGGTGCTGCATTTGTTGGTATCCATGCTTTTGCGGATACATCTTGTCCCATTACATAAGCGAATGAGTAATAAGAATCACTTTCACTAAATACAGTTTTATCCTTCGTAATTAAACCAATTTTCTTTTCTAAAACAGGTCTTGTGAAATATGTAGGGTTACCATTAATATCGGTTTGTGAAATTGCAAGGAATGATTTATATGCATCCGATACTGTCACAATATTATTCATCCACGTTTGCTGTATTGCTCCACCAATCCATACACCCAAACTATCACCAACTTTAACACCCGTTGTGAATAGTGCTTCACCGCTACCATCCAATGCTCTACTTGCTATAGCGGGTTTTGTCCAATCTATTTCACCACTACCATCCGATTTAAGTTGCATCAATTGAGCCTGATGTGCTGTAATATTATATCCTTGTGGGAAAAGAACTCTTACTTTGAAAAATGATGTGTTTCCACTTACACCCGTTATTGTTGTAGGTCCTGCGGTAGTTTTTACATATGGTATGTTTGCGCCTGTAGCACTGTCTGTTGCGTATGATAGATTTAACTTAAAGATTCCATTGTAAGTGTTTTGGTCTTTAAGAATATACTTCTGTGTTGCTATCACACCATTTACGGATTGGTCTGCTCTTTGAACTGCTAATTGTCCTACATTCCAATCGTTGTTTACTACATATCCCCAAGGTGTAGCTTGATATTGTGCATACAATGAAGTATCACTTATCTGTGCATTTGGATTGAATGAGTAGTTATTCCAACTTGTGTAGTATGTTTGTGATTGAGAACCCTGATTCCATGTTGTTGAAACATAGGTAAGAGCTTTGTTGTTAAAAGAGTATCTCAACCAAAAATATCTTGGTTTAGTTGTTCCCTTATCAACATTGTAAGTTACCGTCAACGTATCACCAACTCTATAAGGACCTGATGATATTGATTGATTTACTATAATTTGGCTATACGAAGAAAGGGATATTAATAATACCCCTATAAAAGTTAAAAATTTTTTCATATTATTTATTTTCAAAAAGTTTAGTTATGAGTTTATCTGCAGCTTTCTTTAATGCATTACTTAATGATGTTTGATTAAACTTTCCACCTTGGTCTACAATAAGTGTAGACATTGAAATTTCAGAAGATGATTCTTCAACCATAACTTCTTTTTCTTTTTTGCCATCTTTGTAAAGGATACCCTTCATTCTGATAACAACTTCTTCCTCATTTTTGTGGAATACAGATACGTTCTTTTTTGTAGTAAGAACATCTAAATATACGATTTGTACTTGTAATTTGTTT